TTAGGTTTTCTCCTTAGTTTTTAGGTTAAAGAGCGTTCCTTCAGTCGGCGTTTGCGTTCGCTATTTGCGAATAGCGAATGAACGATCCGTTCCGCGTCGGCTTACTTCCGTCCCAGAGGGATGAACGTAAGGTCATTATAGACCCATCAGTATAGTTATGCAAAAACTTTTGTAACTTTTGTTACAATTATCTTTCAATATAACTTAATGTATGATTAGTTGCATAAAGTTGTTGGATGATAATGTCACATCCAATCTTTGGATTACAATCTCCACAAGTATATACATCTACTGCTGCCTTACCTTCCTCTGGCCATGTATGAATACTAATATGACTTTCAGATAGCAAACAAAGAACGGTAACTCCTTGCGGTTCAAACTTCTTTGAAATAGTTTGAACTATCGTGGCACCGCTTGCAATTGCTGCGTTTTCTAATAAGTCTATAAGACAACGCTCGTCGTCCAAAAGGACAAACGAGCATCCATACAAATTAAGTAGATAATGCTTCCCCATTTTACAGTGGATTCTCCTCCGCTTCCCTAATCAATGAACTCACAATCTCTTCTGTGCCGTCCATTGTTTTAATAGCGAACAGAGATGACTTTTGATATTTTTTAATTTTTTTATATTGCTTTAGAACTATATCAATATTATCCAGATCTATTGTAATTTTGGCGTCTTTACCGACCCTATTTTCTTTTCCTTGACCACCAAATCCAGAACTCATTTTCTCTTCTTTTTCTCAGGTTGTTTATATCCCCAAAGTCTGGGATTGACTCTTCCATATCCAAAGTCAATTTTTTGAACTGCACCAGGACCATATTTGTCGTAGTACATATCAAACAATTGAACTCTCTTATGGCAGCGAGTTAAATCAATATGCTGCTTCCCATTTTCAATATACCAAATTAGATAAGCATCATTTGGAAATGAAGTATCCTTTGCCTTTTCTAATGTAGTTTTTTCCAAAAGGATTTGGCATCCATATTCATGGGGCAGAATTTGCTTTTCTTTTTTTGTAGATTCTGCCATTTTTTTCTTCGCTCCTATTGTTGCCGTCATGAACGACCTCCCCATTGAATGTCCGGATACGCTTCCTTGACAATTTCATGAGTTATTTTATATTTAGTTTGAAGTTTTTTGTCTTTAACTAGAACTAAAATTTCTGCTTCTCTTGGATGAAGTCCTTCTAAAATGTTAATAAACATAGTTTCTCTACGAAGAGAACTCAATGAATTATTACCTCCTTTCACAAAATTATAAAACATATGATATTCTTTTCGGATTGAAGATCTTCCTTGATCCATAGATCCTAAAGAATTAGAACTCAGTTCATCCATTTTTGAAACTGCATCATCAATTTTAGAACTTAATGTTCCACTGTAAGAAGTTTGCTCTCCTGCACTTGCGTATGGAACATCACCCTCGGGAAGTAATGAAATTACAGATTCATCAAAATTCCAAATTAGAATAGTTTTTAGTGAAGGATCTTCATATTTTTGAAGAACTTCTACTTTTTTTGCATTTGTTCTTTGCTTTGATGCTAGATCAAGAATCTCAAATGCAAAAGGATTTGTAGGAAGAGATACTACTGCTTCCTCAGTCTTCTTCCTCGTCTTCGTAGTCGTCATAATCGTAATCGCTATTTTCAAATGTTACTGCAACTATTTCGTCAGGTATCACCTGCCCATTTTCATCAAAGAACTCTGGATGCAAATAAGGAGGTCTATTTTCTAATAGGTGCCTATACGTCAACCATCCTATTATACCCCCAACCATAAAAAAGAGCAACGTGAACATTACTGAGAATGTTATTACATATGCTGTTTCCATTTTTCTTTCTCCAGAGAGTTTATTTTTTCCTTATATCAAAGTGAAATTCTATAAAAAAATGAAACTCTCTACGGAATAGAGAAATCATTTTACCAAACTTCACTTGAAAAGTCTTTGGTTTAAACGATTTCCTCCTCCTATTCCTAAGTAATAACTCAACACCTCTATTAATTTGAGGTTCTGACTTATTTAGTTTTCTTTTTTCTCCTTCCTGGTCTTTTGTCATGACTATATCTCCAGGCATCTTCAAGAATACCATAAAGGTAATTTCTTATTTTTCTTGCTTGTGGTTTTGGAATGTGACCATAACCTTCACGAAGTTGTTTATGAATTTCATCAGAACCACCTTCAAGATAATCATCTAAATCCAAAATAAGACTATTAAGTTCGTTGGCTGTAGAACTTTCAATAAACTCTTCGACTTCTAATTTTTTTGTTCCACGAACTTTCAAGTAATCATAAAATTTTAAAACAAATTTACCATCAAAAGCATAATCAATTGCCTTTTCAACATCAGTATAAACTTCGTGAAATGTTGTTTCCATTAAACTAATTTTTGCTCCTTAAGGTATTGAACGGTATCTGTGCAACCACCAATGTGCTTATCATCCACAATCACTTGAGGGAAAGTGGATCCTTGTCCAAACTCTGCATAGAATTCTTCACGAGTAAAATCAGAACCTAACTTGTAGACAACATGTTGTAGTTGAGCCAACTCTAACACTTGTTGAACTTTAGTGCAATATGGACAACCATCTTTCGAATAAACTGTGAATTTCATAGTTAATAAAATGTAATATAAGTTATATATTTAAATTATAAAGATTGTTTATTATTTTAAACTTCATTTGGGTAAAGTTTGAAAATGTCTTCTATACTCAAATATTTTCCTCTAGTTTTCCACCATTCAATAATAGAAGAATATGAATATCCTTGAATATCCATTTCGGATTGCTTATCTCCCCAAACAGTAGTCCTTAGATTAGTATTTGCTACAAAAAGAGGAAAAGTATATACAGGTTTATTATCTAAAATACTATAAAGAATGGTTTCAATTCCTGGTTCATAAGGCCAAGTTTGATAGTGTTGTTCTTTCCTTAGTTGTTTATCTGATCCTCTATAGTCCCAAACAAACGTTTTTCCATCATAATAAACATCAAGTAATTTTTTTGCACGATTTCTGGTTATTAAATGTGCTACACCAAAATCACACCAACATCTGTGCCTAAAATGAACTTCCGGTTGAAAAAACGCAAACATTGTTGGTTCATTTCTAATCAAAGTTAACTGGACACATTCCCAGTCTTTTGGTATTTTATTAAAAAATTCTTCCCAGGTAAAGTTCCAATATTGAACTGTTTCAAAACTTATATCATCTTCACAAAAAAAAGCATAAGGTTCATTTGTATTTTCATACCAATCTTTAATTGCTTTTAGATGTGAAGTAAATGATCCCATTACACCATCAGGAAATGGAAAGATATAATCTGGAAGTTCATTGGGATCAGGAAATATAACTTCATGATCTCCTTCTTTATATACTTCGTAAATATATGGTCTTATAGTTCTAATTCCATATTTTTCTAAATTTGCATAAAGAATATTTCTTCTAATTTTGGATTGCGGAATACTAATAAAATTTACTGAAGGAAAGTTTTTAAATTTTTCTTTTTCAGAATTCAAAATTGACATTGTGTTTTAATATCTCCAAATTATTATAGTATCCTACTGAAATATGGTCAAATTACTCAGGAAAAATCAAATCCTTCGACATCATGATGATTATGATCTTCATTGTAATGATCTACAAAATCAACATTATGCTCATCATAAACTTCTACATTTTCATGATCAAAATGATTTGAATGATCTGTATTATCATTATCAAACTTAGGATCATTTAAATGATCATTAGAATGATCTACTGGATTTTCAGATAAGAATTTATCTATAAGGTCTGCAGTATTTCCGCCAGGAGTTTCATCATTCTCAGCGTTGTTATGAGGTCCTGAGTTACCTGGAGCATCTTGATCTCCATTACCCCATCCGTTGTTACCTTTACTTTCTGAGTTTCCTCCACTTCCTCCATTATCATTATCATCATTATTATTTGGATTTTTATCTTCTTTAGGTCCATCGTTCTTCATATCGCCTGGTGGTTGATTTGGTTCTGGGTCTTGACCGTCTTGATGATTTCCTTTTCCAGGATTATCTGATGCCCCAGTCTCACCATCCCAAGGAGAATTACCTACTTCCTTATCATTACCAGGATTACTACCACCATCTTCTGGATTTGGATCTTCTGGATCTTCAGGTTCCTCAGGATCTTCTGGATCTTCTGGATCTTCTGGATCTTCAGGTTCCTCAGGATCTTCTGGATCTTCTGGATCTTCAGGTTCCTCAGGATCTTCTGGATCTTCTGGATCTTCTGGATCTTCAGGTTCCTCAGGATCTTCTGGATCTTCTGGATCTTCAGGTTCCTCAGGATCTTCTGGATCTACGGGAGGATCAACTGGTGGATCAACTGGTGGATCTACTGGAGGAACAGGAGGATTTATAGGAGGTTCTGGAGTAGGAATTACAGGTTCTTGTGGAACTTGTCTATCAGGAACCTGAGGATTATTGCCGACACTGGCAGGGATATTAGCAGTGTCAGGTAAATTACTAATATTAACATTCTGTGGTCTTGATGGATCGTTGAATGGAACTTCTGAGTTAATATTATTTTGCTCGGGAACTCTTTCATTCAAAGCAAAATCACTTCCACCAGAAGCAAGGTCCTGTGGATTATTAATACCAAGATCAGAGTTTATCTCAGCAGTTGCTTCTACTTCACCAACACGAACTGGATCTACCTGTTCTACTGGAGTATTATCTCTTCCCTCTCCCACTGGAGTATAACCTTCTGCAAAACGATCAGCAGCATTAGGATCATAAGGAATAAGATCCTGTGCTTGTTGATTTGTTCTTTGCGTTTCTTCAAGTTGTAGTTCTTCCATAATCTAATCTCCAATTACATTCAAGTATTATTTAGTTTTTTGAGTTGATTTAATAGGTTTTGCTGGAGGTCTATAAAGACCTGGCCAAGTATCACGAATGATCTCAGCCAGTTTATAAGGTGTATCTGAACTAATCATCTAACGTGATGTCCTCCAAACATATATCTCATACCATTTAAAATCTTGGCAGCGAAAGTGCCCAGATTGCGTGAATTAAATCTTTCATAAAGAGCAGTTGTGATGACAGGAGCGGGAACCCCCAGATCCACAGCAGCATTAACCGTCCAGCGACCTTCACCACTGTCGGATACTCCTCCAGAGAAATTAGAAAGTTGTGGGCTGCCGCGCAACACATCAGCAGTAAGGTCAAGTAACCAGCTACTAACAACGCTACCGCGACGCCATAACTCAGCCACTTCAGCAACATCAATATCATAGCAGTAACTTTCTGGATCTGCCATTGGTGCGACTTCGGCATCTCCTTCTCGGACATATTGTGCTCCATTGTTTGCGTTTTTCAGGATGTTAAACCCTTCTGCATATGCCTGCATTATACCATACTCGATGCCATTATGCACCATCTTGACGAAGTGCCCAGCACCAGGACCCCCACAATGTAACCAACCGTGCTCTGCAGAAGTTACATTGTCGCAGGCATCAGTCCTTGGGGCAGAGTGTATGTCCGGAGAGAGGGCATCAAAAATGCTTTTACAAGTGGCGACTGCAGTATTTCCACCACCAACCATAAGACAGTATCCACGATCCAGACCGTAAACACCACCGCTAGTGCCACAATCAATATATTGGATACCCATCTTTGCCAGACGTTCTGCTCTCTTCCGACTGTCTTTAAAATTGCTATTGCCATGATCAATAATAATATCTCCTTCACCACAAAATCGTAGTAACTCATTGATCGTTTCCTCTACTGTTTCTGCTGGCACAACCATTTGAAAGATCCCTGGTTGATTTCTACCTTGTTTTACTATCTTAACAAGATTTTCAATAGTTGTAGCAACTCCATTGACATAACCTTTCTCATATGCCTCACTTGCTTTTTCATAATTTCTACGATATCCCCATACTTCGATACCTGCTTTCATCATACGACGGGACATTCCTTCTCCCATTCGTCCGAGTCCAATTAATCCTACTTTCATAACTTTCTCCTAAACAAGTTTGAGTGGATAATCCCACTTTGTAATTTTTTTAATTTGTTTCTCTGGACCCCAAGTTCCAGAATAATTATAAGGTCTTGTGTTGATGGGACAAGAATCTCCAACACAAAGAAGTTCATCAACAATTCTCCAAGATTCTAACACCTCTTCTGAGTGAACAAAATGTGATTGATCTTGGTTGATAGCATCATAAAAAAGTTTTACATATCCATCAATCGCACCCTCAGGATAGTTATGCGTTAAAATTGCAGTTTCAACCTTATCATCCAGTCCAGGTGCCTTAATATCAATTTGAATATCAAAGTGAGGATCTGGTTGAAATCTCATTACGATTCGGTCATTATATTCATGCCCGTCAAATAATCTAACTGGAGGTGCTTTGAGTTTGATGACAACCTCCACACAAGATACTGGTAGTTTCTTACCAGTCATAAAGTAGAAAGGAACTCCCTGCCATCTCCAGTTGTCAATGTAAATATCACCAGCAACAAAGGTAGGAGTCTGGGAGTTGTAATCTACTCCTTGTTCAGTCTTATATCCAGAATACTGACCACAGACCAATTTAGTTCCAAGTCGTGCTGCAGAAAGAACCTTAACCTTCTCTCTACGAATCTCCTTTGCATTATTTTTGCAAGGTGCCTCCATTGCAATCAGGGCAAGCAATTGAAGCATATGGTTCTGCAACATATCTCTTACAGCACCAGCAGTTTCATAATATTGAGCCCTACCTTCACAACCGATTGTCTCAGTTGCAAAGATTTGGACCTCCTCAACATAATCACGATTCCACAGAGGTTCAAGAAGAATATTACTGAACCTTGTAGCAAGAATGTTGTTTACAGTATCTTTTCCAAGATAATGGTCGATACGGTAAACCTGATTTTCGCGGAGGTTTTCTGCAACAATTTTTTGCAGTTCTTCTGCAGATTGAAGATTATATCCAAAGGGTTTTTCAATAATCACCCTACTAATTCTTGAGTCATCTACAAAACCAGTTGATTTCAAACTGAGAACTGCATCACCATATCGTTCTGGTGGAACTGAAAGAAAGAATGTTACATCCTCTCCTGGATTCAGTTTCTTCAAGATCTCTGCATCAGACAAATCACAAACAACATAATCCAAACGATTGACAAAATTCTCTGGATAAGAACCAAGAGTATGCAACCAACTTTGCTTACTGTGCTGTGTTCTAGAAGCACCAGTAATCACAAAATCTTCTGGAAGTAGATTCTTCTTATGAAGTTCGTAAAGTGCAGGAATGAGTTTCCTACGGCACAAGTCTCCTGTTGCGCCAAAAATAACAATATTCTTCATTCACCTTTACTCTTCAAAACTTCCTCCCAATCCCTTTGGAATAGTTCCAATCCTTTTTCCGTCATAATGTTCTTATACATTGACCAAAATACAATTGGAGGTATTGTAACCACATCTGCTCCATACAGTGCTGATTGTTCTACCTGCCTTACATCACGAAGAGATGCTGCAAGAATTTGAGTTGATGTTCCAGAATAATCAAATGCTTTACGAATGTTCTTGAGTAGTTCAATTCCATCAACTGAATTATCCATCCAACGACCTACAAAGGGTGAGATATAAGTTGCTCCCGCTTTGGATGCAAGAATTGCTTGAGAAACTGAGAATACCAAAGTTACGTTTGTTTTAATTCCTTGTCCAGAAAGAAACTTACAAGCCTTCAATCCTTCAACAGTACAAGGAACTTTAATTGTAACACTTGGAGAGATTGAATAATAATTCTTTGCTTCTGCAAGCATTTCCTCTGCCGTATCTGCAACGACTTCTGCAGAGATACTTTCTAACTCTGTAAATGTATTTGCGATTTCTGTAATAACTTCTTGAAGTTGTCTGCCGCTTTTGAGGATTAGAGTGGGATTTGTAGTGACTCCATCTAATAATCCTGTGTCGTATGCTGAACTGATTAATGAAACATCTGCTGTATCTAAAAAGATCTTCATAAAAAAAGAAAGAACTCCTTAGTAATTATAAGGAGTTCTATTTCAGTTGATAAGGTTTTGTTATGAATCTAACATATTAGAGAGCATTACCTCTTGGAAGAACCTCCTCTGGAAACACAAAGTTCTCATGAGGTTGGTCTACTGGTGCCA